TAAGTCTTGTGCAGTTACAGTAGCGTCTACATACGCTTTAATTGACTGCTGTGTTGCCAAAGCAGTTGCGCTGTTAGAGGACATACTATCTTCATCAAGAATGTCTGTAACAGTCGTTGTAGGCATTGCTACGCTATCTAGGTATGCAACACCGTCAATGTATAAATCTTTAAACTCTTTAGAGGATGAACCCAGGTCAATGTCGTTATCAGTAGTAGGTTCAATTACACCATCTTTAACAACAAACTGTTCTGTAGACGTGCTTGATACGTCAATACTAAATTCAAGCTGGTTGTTAGTATCATCTACAACAATTTTGTTAAGAGGCGTAGCAATACCAGGGTCACCAATCAAACCAATGACTGGACCCTCGGCTGCTGTTCCATTGTGTTTGTGGCCTGTGGTATTAGAGAATACGTTTACAAGTTGGTCAAACTCGTCATTACTGTCGGCAGCATTGATAATGTCGCCATCTGTAAACGTAGACTGTCTAGTATATCCCGCCATTAGCGTCTTGCTCCTACATCAAATTCTAGCTGAAAACCCTTCAGCGAGTATGGGGCAGAAGTACCCCTATCATTAACCCTGAGTGCTACCGCAAAACCAGAGCCTTCAATTGCTTGTCTAACCAGTGGGTTTGACTGACCACCGTATGTTGCTGTACCATAAGTAGACGTACCATAAATTGCTACGGATGTAGCTGTGTCAAACGGATACGCCGCTGGTCTTGCTACGTTAGGTGACTCGTAATCGTATCGAATAAACAAGTCAGCGTTCACAGTAGCTTCAGGTGCATAGTTAATAATTACACGCTGAAAGTTTTTACGAATACCTGAATCGCCCATTGTCAAGTCAGGAGAACGATACTTGCCCGTAATTATGTTACTGTCAAAGTCGTTGCCTTGTTCTTGACGATATACGTATCCATCATATTCGCCATGCAGTACTATCGCTTCGCCTGATACAGTAATAAAGTCTGTGCAGCTAGGGCGAATACCACGAAGGTCTGCAAACTCATACTGTTCTTTACGAACTGCAATAACCCCTGTAGTGTTTGCCCGTGTTGCAGCGCTATTCGAGAAGAAGATACGATATTGTGTCTTATCAGGAACTACAACACTGTCAAACTCATCAACATCTGTTAGTCCTTGGAACCGTCTTTGTATGGGACGACTAATCGTACCAAGCTCAACGTCACCAATCTTTTCTGTACCAGCAACAGTACGTAGACCGTCTTTAGCCAGGAATATCAGGTCACCTGCAACTTCCTGAATGGTAAACCCGTTAATGCAGCCAATCTCTCTTGTTACAGGTTGTAACTGAAAGTCAGCTATTGTATTGCCTACCAACTTAAATATACGCTCTTCACAGAAGATATATAGTTGGTCACGAAACGGAAACAGTCCTGTGATTGTACTGTCTACGTTAATAGTTCCTGCACCATTTGCAGCACTAAAGTCGTTGTCCGTGTACGGTGCAGTAAACGCTATAGCTTGTGGCGTAGCAGACATACCGGCAAAGAATAAGGCTTCTTTGTGTCCTACTACGTACTGTGGATTACTTGGTGCTCCTGTAGCATTAAGGTCTGTGACAGTACTGCCATCATACTTAGATGCATGGTTTGCACCGTCTGCCCACACAATGTAATCTGTACCGCCTAGATTGTAACGAAAGTGTGTATACTTCTTGGCATTTGTTCTGCCCGTATCAATCTGTGTCCATGAGCCAGTTGCACCAGCTTTGTGTACTTTACCACCTCGAGCTGCAATAACACTGTCGCCAAAGTAAGCAGACATTAAAACTTTTTCGCTAGATGAACTATCTTGTGGAACAATGTTTGTATTCCACTTTGCGTATCCTGAAATACGCCTGTATCCACCGCGAATGTCTGGCTCAAAGTTTTGTAACTCTAACGCCATGCCAGGTTGCATAGCAAAGGTAGACTGGTCGAGAACTAGGCCACCCTGACATGCAAACACATAAGGACTTAGTTGTGCTTCATCTGCCATGAGTTACCTAAAATTGAGCAGTGTTAATGCCGTACCTTTGTGAGTGCGGAATATAAGTTGACCGTACATAATATGTATGGTTCAAGAGGATTGATTGCATATGCTTAATTCCGTCCTCAAACCTAGAGAAGTTTATACCGTATTGCTGTGCCTCACCACGGTACTGATACGTATAAGCAGTTGCACCGTCTACAATAACCTGTCTAAATTGCTCAGGTATTGTCGGTACATCTGTTGGTTGTGTCAGTGCTGTTGGCTTATCAAAGTAGTCAAACTTTAACTCATACCCTGCATCTGGATATGGATATAAACCGTAGTTATTGTCTAGTGTGCGGAATACATAGATAGGTACACCACCTACGTCAGAAGTGCTTTCTTGACTAATGAACTTATCTACGTACTCTTTATAATCAAGAAGTCGTAAAGTTACGCTAGCTACACCCAGGCTATCATCTTTAGATATTCTAAAAGTTTCGTAGTCTACGTGTGTTGCTGAAGCGGGAATAGAATAGCGAGTTGTGCCTGCAACTAAAGTTTCAGCATGTGTAGTGTGCGTAAAAGGCCAACCAAACTCACGAGAGTTAACATAGTTGATAGCATCGTTTACAGCGTTTTTACACTGAGTCTGAATACCCCGTGAGCCCGAAACAAAGTTAGCTGTAGTCAAAGCAACTTCGTTCATACGAGCAAGTACTTCGTTTGTCAGACCAATATAATCGTATGCCATCTGTAATTCCTAAATAAAAAATGAAGGGGCAAGTTAGCCCTGCCCCCTCACTATATTAGTTACGCAAGAGCGTCACGTGCTACTTCAGCAGCATCCATGTCGCCAATGTCGTTTACGTCCATGCAGACAGCCCATACACGCAGTTTACCTGCAGTAAGAGCGTCTTCAGTGACAAACTTAAGGTCGATGGTATCGTCAGCAGTTGTGACCATAATCTGAGCAGCTTCGGCAGAAGGAGTAGAACCGTAGTCCCCGTCCGACGCACCGATGATGTCCAAACCATCAACATATTTGTCTACAACACCACCTGTAAAACCAAGGTCAACAGTAGCAGTAGTACCGGAGGCAGAAGTAACAACTTCAATACCTGCAGAAAGAATAGCAGTACCTTTTGGTACGTTTAGCATTGTTTCTGTGTCACCGGCAGCATAGTCTGCACCGTTAGTTACGATTTGTGCAGCGATGTCGAGAGTGTTTTGAATGAGATAAGGCTTGCGACCACGGGCATCATTCCCGCGAGCAGCGTTATCAGCAGCAGTGTAAGCAGCCATTGTCTAACCCTCCCTTACGCTAAGTGGTATTTGGCGTTAACAAGAGCCTCTGGACGGAGAATCTTGCGGCCATATAGATGCATACCACGAACGATGTCAGCGAAGCTGTCAGGGTCACGGTATGTTTCTGTTTTGTTAATCTGCTCTGCAGTTGCAACAGCAGACGAGTGACCTGCAACAATCACGCCGTAGTTAGTAGCAGAGTTTGTTCCTGTGAAGGAAGAACCTGTACCAACAGAAGGCAAGTTGTTAGAGGTGTACACGGTGAAGCCGTGGATGTTGTTGCTTACAACACCGTTCTGTAGTCCAGAACCACCGAAGTCAGCGTTGAATAAACGAGAGTCCTCGTCTTTCAAGACTTCAATGAATACTGGGTCAAGAACGAGCCAGCGACCTTGCGAGTCCACGTTTTGCTGGTCTAGCTTACGAGCCATACGAGCAATAACTTGAAGTGGGTTTGCGTCACCAGCAGCAGTTGGAGCAGCACCAGCCCCGGTACGTGGCAAGATAGCAATAGCTTCGTTAGCTGTACCAGAGTTAAAGTCAGATGCGTCCAGCTTCATGCTTGAAAGCAGTTCGTCTGAACCAGCAGTAGCTACAGCTTTAGAACCGTTAACAGTTGTGTTAACAGTGTCAGCAGCGCCGTGCAGTGCAGACTGTTTGAAACCAGCGAGGTAACCAAGAACGTCTTGGTCAAACTGGTCAGCGAGGCGATACGCCGCACGGTCCGAAGCTAGGCTTTGGAAGTTAACGTGCGAGTGTGCTTCTTCGATGTCATCAACCTTAAACGCAAAGTAGTTAGCATTGTCGATAGTAAGGTTGAAGTCTTCGTCATCAAGGTCTTGCGGCGTGATAGTAGTACCACGTGCGTAAGCCTTAACGGTGATTTCGGGTTCTTTGATAATCTTAACGGAATCACCCATTGCAGCAATTTCACCAAAATAATCATTGTTGGTGATTGCTTCACAAACAGCGGCCTTGCGGAAAGCAAGTTGCACCTGTTTGCTGTAAATAACGGGCGAAAAATTACCGTTAGGAAGGTTACCATACCCGGCTGCGGTATTGAAAGCCATGATATTTTCTCCTAAATTGGCATTTTAACAGATGCAAACTCACCAGACTAATCAGGAGGCTGAGTTGCTATGGGTGCGTATCATACTCGGTCGGCCAACCAAATATTCAACGGGCCATGCTTGTCAGGTAATCCGAAGACTGAGATTGTTTGCGGGTGGCATAAGTATATTGCGCTATACACCTATGCCTAAATGACTATAGTTATACTTATGCATAACTATTTGTCAACAGTTTTTATCTGGCTGAGCCAGAAATATCATAGATAAACTTTCCTGAACGGATAGCCTCCATGATTTCATCAGATTTCTTCTCATATTCTTGAGGAGACATCTTCTGAACTTGTGACTCGCGTAAGTACGTAGATTGCTCATTATCTTGTGGCCTACTACGTGAGTTGCGAGTTTCGACTGATTTGGCTGCATCTCGGCTGCGAGAAGATTTCTTAGTTGAAATGTTTCTGTCAGCTTTGTACAGGTCAATTGCTCTTGCGGCAGAACGCGCATCGTTGTCGTTTTCATACAATGCATCTTGTACCCATTTAGGTTGTTCCTCTGCCCATTCGTGAAAGTCATCACTGTCACGTATCTCGGCAAAGTCAGGATGCATGTGCAGCAGTTCTGCTTCTGCTTTATCTTTCTTTGCATTATACTGCATCTCGTCTACTGCTTTCATGCGGTCTTCAAGTTCCGCAGTTTGGTCTTTAGCCTTTTTGATTGCAATAGTTTCGATAACTGCAGCTACGTCTGGATATTCTTTTACCCATCTTTCTAAGTCTTTTTCGGACTTAGGTAGCTTCATCTCTTTACGAGTAGCAGAATCTAGTTGGCTTTTTAACTCTTTAAGTTGAGTCTCAAACTCTTTTTCTTTGTCTTGCATATGCCTACGCAAGTCGCCGTACCGCTTCTTAAATGTTTTTTCTTCTGCGGTAGTAGGTTCAGCTTCTTGTGGCTCTTGTGTTTCGCCACGTTGCTCTTTGATTAGTTCCTCTAATTCTTCTTCTTCTTTTTTACGTTTCTCTTCGTTAGTGTATTTACGATTTGCAAACGCAATTTTCTTTTCGGGCTTCATTTCTTCAGCCATGATAGCAGCTTCTGCCATTTTTCTTTTCCTTTTCTGGGGCCACCGTAGCCATGTTGGGGGATGGGTAAGCCAGTTAATCTAGGCAGTTAGCGTGTGCCTAGTCCACGTTTTCGCCTGCCTGTAGATGTAGGCTTGCGTAATCGGATTTGAGAGATAAGGTCTGTACCAAAAATCTTAGTGAGGACACGAGCGTATTCTGTACCCATTAGAGCACGAATAGTATCTTTATCATCTTCCGATAAAGCCTGGTATCTATCACGAATTAGTTTCAGTAGTTCTTCCATTTCCTCTTATCCTTTTGTATAGGCCAGCCGCATAAACACCTGGACCAATTACTATTATACCAATTATTGATTTAAATGTATACTCTTTTTTTACAAAAGCACGATGAACATCTCTAACAACAGAAGCAGACCAATCTGATTTCTCTACAAGGTTGTCTGCAACCCATTTGCCCCAGATGTCGTAACCATCTCTCCATAACTGAGATTGCTTATTGTGCCATCTACGAAGTTCTTTAATTTCAGTAATAGACATCTGCTTACGCTGCCATGCTGCAGTACAGCAATACGTATCTTTTGCTTTATCTGACTTATCGTCATCATCTTTTATGACAATAGAAGGAGTAGCTTCAGAACCAGCTTCTTGTATTTGTCTTCTAGTCGCTGCCTGTTCCATTGCAGGTGTAAAGCCCATTGGGTTGCCTTGGGCAGGAGGTCCATAACCAGGTTGTCTTACTGTTTTTAATAATTGTTCTTTTCTTTCTTCTTGCGCTCTTGTTACTGCAGGTGTACGAGATGGGTCACCTCCTTGGGGAGGTCCATAACTTGGCTGACTTGCCCCATACAACATATCTTGCTGTTGAGCCCGTCTATCTGCCGCTTCTCTGGCTATTCTATTTTGTTCGGCTCGAACTGCATCTTCTGCAGCAGCCCGTGCTCTAGCTTGAGCAGCTTGCTCGGAAGCTAGTCGTGCTTCTCTATCTGCTGCTTCTTGTGCTAAAACTGCTGGTGTGCGAGAAGGGTCACCCCCTTGTGGTGGACCAACATCACGCCCTGCTTGTTGCTGTGCAATTTCTGAAGCAAGTTGAGCTTGTCTATTCCTTCTTTCAAAATCTGTAATAGATTTATAGTCTGTTCCATAATCTGGATTATATCTATAGTAACTTGTAGGCTGTGTTTCTGCCCGTGCTGTTCCTAAAGATAACGGCGATGGTCCTCGTACTGGCGAAGGAGCGGTTCTATCGCTTGGTGGCATGTAGCTGGGTTGACTTGCTTGTGCAAGCATTGCACGTTCTTGAGCTTGTCTTCTTGCCCTTTCTTGTGCTTGAAAGGCTCGCTCATTAGGCAGCATATCACGTTGCGGGTCTTGTAATCTCGCTACACCCGTAGGAGGAAGTATCTGACGTGAAGCTAACACTTGATTTAACTGTGCTTCAGGGTCACCATACGAATCCATAGTAGTTTGAAGTGTTTGTTCTGCCGTACCTTTCATACTAGGAAGAGTAGGGGGAGTTACTGTTTGCATTGCTCCTCTCCGCATTAAACGGTCTTCAAGAGGATATACAGTAGGCGCTGGTATTGTTTCTGCACCTGCAGATTTAAAACTTCTAAACTCTTGTAATAGCGCTTGGTCTTTAGCTAAGTCGGCTGCTAATTGTTCATTAGAAATGAGGCTATCAGAAATAGGAGTAACTTGTGGTATTGTTACAGGTTGCATTGCCCCTCGTTGCGCTAAACGGTCTTCAAGAGGATATGCAGTAGGTGCAATATTAAATGGTTGTTCTTCTCTACCTGGATACTGTGCAACTGCTTGTTGTTGCGCGTATTGATTAGCAATGTTTTCTGCAAATTGAGTTCTCAAGTCTCCTATATTAGGTGCTTGCCCAGCAGCGGCAACTACAGGTGCAGTTGGGTCTGTAGGCATAACGCCGCCAGGAACTGTACCCGCTAGTGTTTGTCTTACAGGTGCAGTTGGGTCTACAGGTTCTACACCACCTGGAACTGTACCAGCTAATGTTTGTCTTTGTTGCTGCCTTTGATTTAATATGTTTTGTTGCCCTGCAGTCAATTTGTCAATTTGTGCTGCTGACATATTTGCAAGAGTTGCTTGGTCTTGTAAACTAAATGTTGTACCAACTTCTTGCGATACAGCAAAAAGTCGAGCTAACGCAGCTTTTTGGTCTAGCGTTCCTTGCTCAGTAATAGGTGAAACACTACCATCTTGCAATGCTTCTACAGCTTGAGCCGTAGCAGTAGGCATTAAATTACGCAAGTCTGCTTGAGCTTGTGCCGTAGTACCTAAGAACCTACCCTCTTCTCTACCTGGAAACTGTTCAACTAATCGCCGTTGTTGTGCTTGTCTTATTGCTGCTCGTTCATTATCTAACATATCAGACTGTGGGTCTACTAAAGGTGCTTGCCCTGCGGCAGCTACCCTTGGTTGAAACGCGCCTGGTGTGTATGTAGCAGTTGTGGGTTGTACTTCTGCAGTAGCTGCGCCAGAAGGTACACCTACACCTCTATATAGTGTTGCTAAATCTTCTTGTTGGCGTAAAGCAGGTATTGTTGAAGTAGAAGTAGGTATTGTTTTTAAAGAGCCATCAGGGTTATGGGTGTTTCCATAAAGAAAATCCCAAGTATCTATTTCTTTTTGTCTTTGGTCCCTAAACTCTTGTAATGTGCTAAAACCTCCCCGTATGGTAGAACCCGGAAATGCTGCCTCGTTACCAAAATACATTTCGCCTCTGGTAAGGGGTTTTGGCCTTGGTCCTGGAGTTCCTAGCCTTCCAAGTAACCGAGCATCGTAGTCATACGTTCCTGGTGGTGCAGTTGGGTCCGTAGGCATAACACCACCTGGAACTGTACCCGCTAGCGTTTGTCTTTCAGCAAAACTGTCCGGCCTACCTAGTGGTATTACGTCTGTAGTAGCAGGAGTAGTTGTGGTTCTTGCACCAGTACCTGTAGTACCAGAAAGAACGGCTGCAGCACCAGGAGTTAACGCCTGGTCCATTTGGTTAATTTCTTCTTGTGTTAAACCTGCAGCATCAGGATTCATCATTAAGTAGTAAGGAGTACCTTCTTCAAACTTTATTCCTGATTGTTCTTCATAATCTCG